AAAGCTGTGTTTTGATTCAGAAAAACTCACCTCCTTCGGCTGAAAGCAAAAACAGCCGGGCAGGGCACTCCGTTTTGGAATACCCTGCCCGGCTGCTTCTCCTGGGGCCGTAGTGTTTGCGCTGTCAAGACTGAACTTTCACGAAATCCCTTCGGCTTTTTCTACGTTTTCAGCATTGCGTTTCCTGCTTCTTCCAGCTACAATATCTAGCGGTGTTGAAAAAATTTGTGGGAGGATTTTGTGCAATGGGAGTGGATTACGATCCGCTGTGGGATGAGCGTGGGGAGCTCCGCCGGGGCTGCACGGTGCGGGAGGCCCTTGCCTGGCTGACGAAGTTTGGCAGCCACAGCGCCGGGGAGAATGTCTGTATCAACGGGATCAGCTACAAATTGGGGAGCCTGCTCTATGGTCCGGACCGGCCCTTCACGGACAAGCCGAAAAAGATGAAGATCATTGTCAATAACCGGTATCTGGGAACCTGCTGGCAGTACCAGATCGGGGTGGATTCCGGAAAGGTGATGATTATGGATAATCTGTCTGTAAAAAGTCCGGGCCCAAAGTTTTGTCATTTTCCCAAGAAAGATTGCTATGGGGCGGCATACTTTGCGGGGCTGCTTTCAGAACGGTTGGAGTATGACGCAGGAAAGAAGCAGCCCTGGGTTTGGAAGAAGATTCCCGGCCATGAGCGCAACGAGGCGCTGGACTGCCGAAACTATGCGCTCGCGGCTTACCGAGCTTTGCCCAAAAATCTGGATGCCATAGACCGGCGGCTGAAAACAGCGCGGGGCCAAGCTCCCCCGAAGGGCGGGACGGTACCGGCGGCGCAGCAGCCACGTGCCCAGCGGCGGTCGTACAGGTCTGCATTGAGCGATTATGATGAATGGTAGGTGATTCCCGTGGTTGATAAAGTGGAGCTTCGAGCCCGATTGGAATTTCGTAGAGACGCGCTGAAAGAGTTGCGCAAAGCTTATTTGGCGCTGATTAAGGGCGGCGTGAAAGAGTACGCCATTGCTGACCGCCGCTTGACGCGATTTGATCTCCCGAAACTCCAGGAAGAGATCGAAGCGGCGGAGAAGAAAGTGGATGAATTAACGGCCCTGCTGGGCGGACAGAAACCCCGCCGGGCTGTCGCAGTAATCCCAAGGGATTGGTGAAGGGGGCGGAGGCTATTTATCAGGATAAGAGAACGGGGCTTTTCCTCCCGGACAGCGCCCACCCAAAGGCAAGCGGATATTCCGAGGCTGGGGCCAGTCTGATCCGACGGGCTATGAAGGGATTCAAGGCCAGGAGCAGGAGCCCAAACGAAGATATAAATTACAACAATGCCACCCTGCGGCAGAGGGGGCGGATGCTTTATATGTCCGCGCCCCTTGCGACGTCTGCGGTCAACACGAACCGAACGAAGGTGGTGGGCGTCGGGCTGACGCTGAAAAGCGCCATCAACCGGGAAGTGCTAGGCCTTTCCCCGGAGGCCGCGAAGGACTGGCAGCGCAAGACAGAGGCGGAATTTCGCCTTTGGACGGACCACAAGCAGAGCTGTGATGCGATTGGCATGAACAATTTTGACGCGCTCCAACAGCTGGCGCTTGTGTCGTGGCTGATGTCTGGTGATGTGTTCCCGATTTTCAAGCGGTATAAACCTACGCTCGCCTGTCCCTACTCACTGCGGATTCACATGGTAGAGGCGGATCGGATCAGCACCCCCAACCGCATGGGTGGGCGAAACGGATTTATCAGCATCACCGACGGCGAAAATCCGGAGAACGGCAACCGGATTTTTGACGGGGTGGAAGTAAACAGCGACGGCATGGTGGTTGCCTATCATGTGTGCAACAGCTATCCCTGGCAGGTTATCCGGGAACCGCAGGAGTGGATACGGGTGGAAGCCTACGGCCCAAGGACGGGCCTGCCCAATATTCTCCATGTGATGAACAGTGAGCGGTGTGACCAATACCGGGGCGTGAGTTATCTGGCGCAAGTGATTGAGCCGCTTTTGCAGCTGCGCCGGTACACAGAATCAGAGCTGATGGCGGCGCTGGTACAGAGCTTTTTCACAGCTTGGATTATCACCAGGACGGACCAGAACGAACTACCCATCAATGGAGCCGGTATGGGGGATATTGCAGGAGTGCCCACGGCCAACCCTGGCGGCGATATGGTTTCCAACAGCCCCAACGAGTACGAACAGGGGCCTGGAAACGTCCTTCATCTGGCACCGGGGGAAGACGTCAAGTTTGGGAACCCCACGATCCCCAGCGCCGGCTTTGACGTGTTCGTAAAAACCTTCTGCAAGCTGATCGGCGCGGGACTGGGGGTTCCCTATGACGTGCTGGTGAAAGAATACAATTCCTCCTATTCGTCCGCGCGCGCCGCGCTGCTGGACGCATGGGAGGATTTCCGCATGCGCCGGAAATGGTTCGTGGACGATTTCTGTCAGCCCACCTATGAGGTATGGCTGGCAGAGGCGGTGGCTCGTGGCCGTGTCAAAGCCCCTGGATTTTTCGGGGACCCGCTGATTCGGGCGGCGTGGTGCGGGGCACGGTGGATCGGGCCTGTCCAGGGCAGTCTTGACCCGTTGAAGGAGGCAAAGGCGGCGGTGCTTCAGATCCAGTATGGCCTGAAAACACATGAACAGGTTACACGCGAAACCGGCGGCGGTGATTGGGAGGAAAACGTAAATCAGCTTAAAGTTGAAAACACCTTATTGGCTGAGGCTGGCGGCGGAGGGATCCGCATGGAGGCCGACCCCAATGAAAAAGACAACGACGAAGGAGGCGGCGAAAATGCCTAACCCATTCAAAACGCCCTTTGGACGCAGGCCCCTGGCAGTCAGTATCGACCGGGGACCCTATGCCATGGAAATGGCGGACGGAGAGAACGCGGAGCTCACCATGTATGGGGAGATCGTGGAAAGCCAGCCGGTGAACTGGTGGACGGGTGAGCCTATCGAGGGGAGCTACATCGTTCAATCTGAGTTTTTAGAGGACTTGAAATCTCTGACCGGAGCAAAAGCCCTGACAATCCGCATGAATAGCGTCGGCGGCGACGCCGGTGTGTCTATCCTGATCCATAATCGGCTTCGGGAACTGGCTTCCCAAGGGATGGCGCTGACCTGCATTGTGGACGGCGTGGCTATGTCCGGCGGCTCTCTTATCATGAGCGCCTGTGACACGGTGGTGGTCAATCCGGCCAGCATGGTCATGATTCACAAGTGCTGGAGTTCCCTGTGGGGCGGCTACAACGCGGATGAACTGAAGGAGCTGGCAGCGAAAAATGAAGCCTGGGACAAGGCCCAGGTGTCCATCTACAAGCGCAAGTGCGGCCTGTCCGATATGGTGATCTCCAATATGATGGCAAAGACCACCTACATGACCGGGACGGAGGCGGTGGAAAAGGGCTTTGCAGATAAGCTCCTGGAGGACGCCGCCCCCCTGGACATTGCCGCCAGTGCTGACGGGCGCAGTTTGTTTGTGCGCGGCCGTCAGTTCCATCTTACCCCGGGGATGTTCGCCCCGGACACGATTCCCACGGTCACACCCGAGGCGGCGGTCTCGGGTGAGGCAAATACAAATCAGCCGGCGCAGACCGGCGGACAGAATGGAGGAAACACTATGGCAAAGACCCTTGAAGAGCTGCGGGCGGAAAACCCGGCGCTGGCGAAGGCGTTCATGGCCGAGGCGAGAGCTGCTGTGTCCGCGTCCGGCGCGGTGATGCCCGCTCCCGCACCCGCAGTAACCCCCGCCCCGGCCCCGCAGAGCAACGGCGGGGATGATCCCGCCCAGGCCGAGCGCAAGCGTATCCAGGAGATCGACGCGCTGGCGGGCCTGTTCGACGCGGAAACCATCAATGCGGCCAAGTACGGGGACCACCCCTGCACTGCCCAGGAGATGGTCTATCAGGCCGCGCAGAAAGCGTCCCAGCAGGGCGGGGCGTTCCTGGCCGCATTGGAGGCTGACACGGCGGCTTCCGGTGTCCAGGACGTGGGCGCGGCCAATGGTGCGGGCAGTGCTGGCGGCCCGGACAGTCCCCAGGCGGTGGTGGCGCAGGCCCAGGCGGACGCCAAGGCGTTCAATGAGCGGAAGCGGGAGGTACGTTAAACATGAAAGAGCTGGTTAAAAAGGTGGGCGAACGCGGTCAGGACAATCTGATCGCGGGGATGTTTCCCCGTGCGCTGACGGTTCCGGTCAGCATTGCCGCCGGTGCTGGCGATCTGGCCCGTGGCACGGTCCTGTCCCGCAAGGAGGACGGCGCCTGTGAGGTCATGGCGACTGGCGGCATTCCTGCCTATGTCCTGGCTGACCCCGTGGACGCCTCCGGCACGGAGGCGGTGGCGGCCGTCGCCTACCGCAGCGGAAACTTCAACCCTGATGCGGTGACCGTCGCGGAGGGCTATACCCTGACTGCGGCGGACAAGGACACCCTGCGCAAGTACGACATCATCTTCACCCGGGTGCTGCCGGAGTAAGGAGGACAACGAAATGAATATCTATGACGTTCTGTATATGCTGGCGGCGATTGAGATTCTGACCCCCGAGCCCACTTTCTTCAAGCGCCGCTATTTCCCCACCGATCTGGCGCTGGATGTGTTCGGCACGTCCAAGGTCCTGGCCGACTACAAGGAGGGCAACCGCAAGGCCGCGCCCTTTGTGCTGCCCCGCGTTGACGCGCTTCCTGTTGGCCGCGGCGGATTCAGCACCTTTGAGCTGGAGCCAGGCAACATCGCCATTTCTAAGCTCCTGACCATCGACCAGCTGCACCAGCGCGGCTTCGGCGAGAGCATTTTGAGCAATGTGACGCCCGAGCAGCGGGCGCGGCAGCTGCTCATGGGTGACCTGAGCGACCTGTCCGCCCGGATTTCCCGCCGGGAGGAATGGCTGGCCTGTGAGACCATGCTGAAAAACGGCTGTGTCATGCGCCACCAGACCAGTGACCCCACCATCTACGAGGACATTTCCGCCAAGTTCTACGACGGCACCAACAACCCGGCCAAGTTCACCCCCGCTGCCACATGGACCCACGGCAAGGACAAGCACACCCCCGGCAACTGGTACTGGGACGTGATCCAGATGGTCAAGATGCTCACCCAGCGGGGCCGGGCCGCTACCGATCTGGTGGTGTCAAACGACGTGGGCAACTTCTTGATGGAGGACCCCTGGATTCAGTACATGATGGACAACCGCCGGGCGGACTACGGCGCTATCAATCCCCAGGAGCTGACGTCCTATGTCACCAGCCTGGGCAAGTTCAACTTCGGCGGCCGCAAGCTGGAGATTTTCGTCAACGATGGCACCTTCCAGGATGAGACCGGGACGGAGACTCCCTTCCTGGCCAGCGGCAGCGCCATTGTCACTGCTCCCGACTGCGGCAAGGGCCTGTACGGTGCGGTTACCCAGAAGGAGATGGACAACAAGTGGCACACCCACGCCGGGACCCGTGTGCCCAACTACCTGTCCACTGTCAAGCCGCCCGTGGATGAAACGACGGTATCCTGCCGGCCGCTGTTTGTGCCCAAGACCCTCAATCCCTGGACGGCGGCGGAAAAGGTTCTCGCGGCCTGACCGGGAGAGAAAGGAGTAAGGCATGATTAGAATTATCTGCGGCACCTGCGGAACGTCCCAGGGCTACAAGACCGCCGCCGACGGGGAACTCACGCTTCCTGCCGCCGAGGAAAAGCGGCTTGTCGCCCGCGGCGTGGCGGAATATGTGACGCGGCCGGTTATGAGCCCCGCCAGCGACGCTGACAGCCCCGTGGACGACGGGGACGGCGGCGGGACGGGTATCAACCCGCCCGACGAGGGCCCGCCCGTGGGGGGGCTGGAAAACAGCGGAAGCGACCTTTCAGCCGGGTATCTTCCGGGTTCGGTGGATATGCTGGCGATTGTGAACCATCACTTCACCAAGGAGAGCTTGATGGAGATGCGGCGTCCCGATATGGAGAAGATGGCGGAGGATATGGGCATAGATGTCAGCCGGTGCAAGAATAAGGGGGATATTGCGGATCTCTTAGCCGAAATCGAGATTGGGGCCCCGGCGAAGGACGACGGTGAGGTTCCGCCCGAGCTGGGTGTGGAGGACCCGGTGGTATGAATTTCAAGGATATGCTGACCAGCGACATTCACGATGTGTTCCTAAATCTGGAGGAGTTCGCGGAGCTGCGCACCGTCCGGTATGACGGGGAGACCTACCAGGATATTCCCGTTGTACTGGAGGGGCCGGTAAACGAGGAGCGGGAACAGCTCCGGGACGACCATATCCAGGGGCTGCACCGGGTCAGCGCGGTTCTCCACTGCGCCGAGAGTGACCTGGGCGGCAAGCTCCCAAGGCAGGGCTGCCCCTTGCAGATCAACAACTGCGAGGGTGGCGGCGGCTATTTCCGGCGCTATTACGTGGCGGCAGCGGCCCGCGAAATGGGGATGCTGCGCATCGAACTGGAGGCGATCCAGGATTGAGGTTTGATAGCATCAGCAGAGAGGCGCGAAGGCCCGCGGGCCGGGGGACCTGGGAAGGACCAGCGAGCGCGGACATTGACGTGACGGTAACAGCCGGACAGAATGCGCTGGATCGAGCGGCGGGCCTGCTGGCTGGTCTGGAGGGCGGGCTTGAAAAAGCAATGAAAAGGGCTATGTCAAGGACGACCTCCCATCTGCGAACAGAGAGCACCCGGGCGATCCGGGAGCGGTACGCAATCTCCGCAGCCGGCATCCGGGCCAACGAGAACGTCTCGGTCCGGTACAGCTATCAGAACGGGATTCAGGTGTTTGTCACGTTCGCCGGGTACCGGATCCCGCTGCACCGGTTCGACGGGTCCGGCCCGCTCAACCCTGCCTACGATACCAGCCGCCGGATTCCTGTGATGTTTGGCCCGGACAAATGGCGCTTACTGCATCCCGGCAGTCCCGCCTATGGACATGTCCTGAAAGGGACACCCTCCAAATCCTTCCCGAACGCGTTCGCCGCGCGGATGAAAGCCGAGGGGAAAATCCGCCACGTCGGATTCTCGTTCCACGACAGCGCCGAGCTGCTGGACGAGATTCTGACGGCCCACCCCGAAACGGAGTTCGTGCAGCTGCAAATCAACTACATGGACTGGGAGAACGAAAGCAT